CAGAGCCAGAAGATATGGGACCAGACTTAGGTATGCGTGGTGACATTGAGAAGTCAATGGCGGCTATCAAAGGACTAGACAGACCAGACATGGACGACATGCCAAAAGGTGACATGGCGGATATGCCAAAGAAACTTCCAATGCCAGATGAGCCATGTGGAGAAGATGAGTCAGACTATTCAAATAGTCCAGATGAGAAATACCAAGACACAAAGTACATGACAAAGGATTTGTCAGGAGGACTAAACGGTCCTAAGAAATCTTATCCAAAAGTAGCAGGCGGAGATAATCCAATGGCACTAGAAGATAAAATTAGAGAAGAATTAAAAGCTAAGTTTGCTGAAAAGTTTGGCGAAGCAACAGATAGTTTCGACGAAGCTGGCTGTAAAAAAGAAATGAAACGACTTGACGCAAGTGGATGTTCAAAAAATGAAATGCTTAAAAAAGTAGATTCTAAATTTGGTTGCGGAAAAGAAAAGTTTGAAAAACTATACGCAAGTAGTTGCGGTAATCACTAAGGAGATATAGATGGCTGGAGTAACAAGAGTAGTAGGGTTAGGCGTTACAGCAGGAACACTATACTCACACAACGTAAAAGCATATTTAATTACAGTACAAGTTGCTGGTAATACAGATGTTGATTTAAGAGCTGAAGATGATGCTGTTGATGAAGCGGCAGAAATGATTATGAAGGAAATTAGCCCGTTAATGTACTTTGTAAAGAATGATGCATCAGGTGAAATTTGTGTTATCATGGACGGTAACAGTTCAGCGGCAGACATTCAAGCACGTATTAGAGCACTTGGAACAGCAGTAGGACCTAACAACATTGATGTTACAGGTACTGATGTTACGCTATCAACTAGCTTAACTACTGCTTAATAGCAAATAATAATAAAACGTCACAAGAGTAAACTCAATACCTGCTTCGGCGGGTATTTTTTTGAGTAAATAGTAGTATGGCAACAAAGAGCTTAGACGGTGTCTTAACCAAAAAGGCACACACAAGAGATACATATACCGAAGAACACATTGAGTCGTTACGTAAATGCATGGATCCTAAAGACGGATACTTGTACTTTGCAAAGCAATTTGCGTTCATTCAGCATCCAGTAAAAGGCAAACTATTATTTGATCCGTTTAGTTATCAAGTACGGTTGCTTCAAAGTTATCACGACTATCGTTTTAACATTAATATGTTACCTAGACAAACTGGTAAGACTACTACTGCCGCAATTTATTTGTGTTGGTATGCTATGTTTCATCCAGACCAAACTATTCTAATTGCCGCACACAAGTACACAGGCGCTCAAGAAATTATGCAACGTATTAGATACGTGTATGAAATGTGTCCAGATCATATTAGAGCAGGTGTTACTAACTACAACAAAGGTAGCATGGAATTTGAAAACGGATCACGTATTGTTAGTGCTACTACAACAGGTAACACAGGACGTGGTATGTCCATATCATTACTATACTGTGACGAGTTTGCGTTTGTAAACCCAAACATTGCTACTGAATTTTGGACTTCTATATCTCCTACACTAGCAACAGGTGGTCGTGCTATTATTACAAGTACACCAAACAGTGATGAAGATACCTTTGCTATTATTTGGAAAGAAAGCCAAAAGAAGTTTGACGAACATGGTAATGAAGCAATACTAGGTGAAAACGGATTCTTTGGTTTTACATGTAGTTGGGATGAACATCCTGATAGAGATGAAGAATGGAAGAAGAATGAAATTGGTCGTATTGGTGAAGAGAAGTTTAGACGTGAGTACGGCTGTGAATTCTTAATTTACGATGAAACATTAATTAACTCAATTAAACTTGCTACGCTAGAAGGTAAAGAACCTATATTAAATATGGGACAAACACGTTGGTACAAGAAGCCAACAGGCGATAATAGCTATGTTGTTTCACTTGATCCTAGTATGGGTACTGGTGGCGATTATGCGGCTATACAAGTATTTGAAGTACCTACTTATAAACAAGTAGCAGAGTGGCGACATAATCAAACAGCTATACCAGGTCAGATTAGAGTTTTAAAAGACATCTGCGAATATATTAAACAAGAGTGTAATTCCAACGGGCAAAATATTTATTGGAGCGTTGAAAACAACAGCATCGGAGAAGGTGCATTAATTGTTATTAGAGATCTTGGAGAAGAGAACATACCAGGGTTACTTACCAGTGAGCCAATGCGTAAAGGCCATGTGCGTAAGTTCCGCAAAGGGTTTAACACTACACACAGTACTAAGATTAGTGCATGTAGTCGATTAAAAACTATGATAGAAACAGATAAACTAGAAGTAAATAGTAAAGTATTAATAACAGAACTTAAAGGCTTTGTAGCTAGTGGCAGTAGTTTTAAAGCAAAACCGGGTGAAACAGACGACTTAGTAAGTGCTACTCTACTAGCAATGCGTGTAATCGCAGTACTAAAAGACTGGGATCCACGCATTTATGAAACATTTAACCAGGCAGAATCATCCGAAGATTACGAACCGCCCATGCCTATCTTCGTTTCAACTAATATGAGATAAATATTAACATGAACAACTTAGAACCAGTATCAGAAAAATTATTCGCTAAGATTAGAGGGCGTTTCCCTTCAGTCACAATTGGTGACGGACAGGGCACAGTAACTGATGACCCAAAACTTGCAAAGTACTTTGACTTCGATTATAAAGAAGGACAAGAAGTATTAGGTAAGGTAAGTATTACACTAGACGAAGACGGTGTGGTAGTTCTATACAATCAAGACTTTATGGCAGAAGCAGGGGAAAGTGAAAAAAATAATTGGTATAATTTTTTAAAAGAGATCCGTATTTTTGCAAAAAAACACATGTTAAACTTTGACACAAGAGATATTACAAAAAGCAACCTCGACAAAAGAGATTATGCACACTTAACAAGAACTGCCGGAGAAACCCAAATGAGTGAATCAAATATGTACGGCACAAGCAGAACAAGTTTCGAAAACATTGATACTGCTCGTTTAGTACTAAAACATACAAAGCCAGTCAACCAAGAAGTTGCTGGATCAAGAACACAAAACGTACACAGCATGTATATTGAAAGTGCTGATGGCGAAAGATTTAAATATCCATTCAGACACTTAAACGGTGCAAGAGCAATGGCCCGACACGTAAGTGAAGGTGGAAACTTGTATGATGATTTTGGTAAGCACATTGTTGAAATGTCAACAGAGTTAAACAAGCTACGTAAATTTAAAACTTACATGAACCGTTCAAGCGTAATGGCAGAAGGCTTAAAAGGTTACATGGAAGCAGTAGATGTAAGATTAGAAAACATCAAAACAGAAGTACTAAAGCTACAACGCAAAGCATATTATACAGAAACATTTGCAACCTTTGCTCCTGTAGTAAATGAAAATGTTCCAGAAGATGTTGCAGAAAATTGGATTGATCAATTAACTATTAGAACATTTAACGAAGAATTAAAAGATGTATTCCCTTACGTATATAGACTAGTAAGTGAAGTAACAACAGCAAAAGAATTATCGCCAGAAGAGTTACTAGGCGAAGGTGGCGGGCGTGATATGGATTGTGCTCATTGTGATGGAACAGGCAAACATGGTGATAAAGACTGTAATGATTGTCAAGGCACAGGCGAAGCACAGGCAACTGCCGAAGCAGAAGTACAAACTCCAGAAATGGAATTTGAAAGACACATGGATTCAATCGTAGGAGAGAATGACAATGCATTAATTGATGGCGACGAGAGACAAATAGAAGCCGCGGTTAAAAAGATTAATGGCTTAATGTCTCAGCATTTTCCAGCTGGTATCAACGGCTCAAATGCTATCGAAAGCATGAAGGGCGTTATAGACGATCCGATGCTACTTGACATGTTTAAACAAGTTGGCCAGAAAGACGCAGACACTTGCGTTAGACCACTTGTAATGAAATATCTTAAAGGAAAAAACCCAGCAGTTATGAATAAAATTGATACAGGTGATCTTGAAACAGAATCACAGTATACAAAGACAGTAGATAAAGATGACTACGATGCTAAACAAAAAGCATTGCAAGATCTTCAAATGGATCCAGAGACATCAAAAGATCCAGAATTATCCGCTGAAATAATTAAACGTAAGAAGGCATTACAAAAAGATGCTGACAAATACGAAGACGACGATACTATGGATGTCAAAATCAATAGTAAAGGACAGATGATGCACCCTGACACTCCGGACGATATGGACGGCGAAGAAGGTGATGATAGAACACCAGGACAGAAGTTAGAAGAGCTAGTTAAGAGTTATTATGACTACACAACTAACAACTTTCCAAAAGGCGAACAAGCGGTAATTACTGCTTGTGAAAAAGAATTTGGTGAAAACAGCGTACCAGTAGCTGAGAAGATGATAGGCAGACTAATGGCAGGAAAAGATAACGAGATGGAAAGAATCAAATCGTTAGCAGGCATTAATAACTAAGAATCACTTTTTTGGCAACCCAACGGTTGACTTTACTAAATATCTGTAGTACACTATAATAGTGCTACTACACAAATAGGCACAGTGGAATATTCCACACAAAAGCACATAGGCTTAAAAACATATAGGAGGCATAACTATGGCAACTTTAGCAGAAATTAGAGCTAAACTCAAAGAGCAGGAATCACGCACAGGTGGTTCAAACAACTCAAGCGGCGGCGACAACGCAATTTACCCATTTTGGAACTTGAAAGAAGGAACGAACAGTACTGTCCGATTCTTACCCGATGGTGACGAAAATAATACATTTTTCTGGCAAGAACGTTTGATGATCAAACTTCCATTTGCTGGAATTAAAGGCGAGACAGATTCTCGTCCAGTACAGGTACAAGTACCTTGTATGGAAATGTATGGTGATACGTGTCCAGTACTTTCCGAAGTACGTGCTTGGTTCAAAGATCCAAAGCTAGAAGATATGGGTCGAAAGTATTGGAAGAAGCGTTCATACGTATTCCAAGGCTTTGTGACTGATAACGGTATTAGCGAGGATACAACTCCAGAAAACCCAATCAGACGTTTTATAATTGGCCCACAAATCTTCCAAATTATTAAGGGAGCATTAATGGATCCGGATATGAACGAGCTACCGACAGACTATACCGCAGGTGTAGACTTTAGGATTGCTAAAACATCCAAAGGCGGATATGCTGATTACTCAACATCAAACTGGTCTCGTAGAGAGCGTCCGTTAGATGAAGCAGAGTATAAGGCAATTGAAGACAATGGCTTGTATAACATGAGCGACTACCTTCCGAAGAAGCCGGACCCAGTAGCAGTTGAAGTTATCAAGAAAATGTTTGAAGCATCAGTTGATGGTGAAGCATACGACTTGGAAGCATTTGGTCAATACTTTAGACCAGCAGGCGTAAGAGCGGCAACAGGCGATCCTGTTAAAGCAACTACACCGAGTCCACAGTCTCAACATGCACCAGCAGTAGCACAAGCAACTGCACCGGTAGTGCCACAAGCACCAGCGGCGGTAACTGAAGCGGCAGGCGATGGTAACAAAGCGGAAGACATTCTTGCAATGATCCGTTCACGCCAAGGCTAGTTAAAAACTGAGTGGGTGTAGTAGAAATGCTACACCCTACTTGGAATAATCTGATAAGGAGATACAATGGCTAATAAAGCATTTGACGTTTCTAAGTTTCGTAAAAACTTAACTAAATCAATCACAGGCATGAGTAGTGGATTTAACGATCCAACTGATTGGATTAGTACAGGTAACTATGCCTTAAATTATCTTATTAGTGGCGACTTTCACAAAGGTGTTCCACTAGGTAAGGTTACTGTTTTTGCAGGAGAATCTGGTGCAGGTAAAAGTTATATCTGTGCAGGTAACATTGTAAAAGCGGCACAAGATCAAGGTATCTTTGTAGTCTTAATTGACTCAGAGAACGCACTTGATGAGAGTTGGCTTAAAGCTCTCGATGTTGATACATCAGAAGATAAACTTCTTAAACTAAACATGTCAATGATTGATGACGTTGCTAAAACTATTAGTACGTTTATGATTGACTATAAAACAATGCCAGACGAAGAACGTCCTAAGATTTTGTTTGTAGTTGACAGTTTAGGTATGTTACTTACACCTACAGATGTTGACCAGTTTAACAAGGGTGATATGAAAGGTGATATGGGTCGTAAGCCTAAAGCACTAACTTCATTAGTCCGTAATACTGTTAACATGATTGGTAGTTGTAACGTAGGATTAGTTTGTACTAATCACACATACGCTTCACAAGATATGTTTGACCCAGACGATAAGATATCAGGTGGTCAAGGCTTTATCTATGCATCAAGTATTGTTGTTGCAATGAAGAAAATGAAGTTAAAAGAAGATCAAGACGGTAACAAGATAAGCGAAGTACGTGGTATTAGAGCTGGTTGT